CCCTTCAATTCAAAGGTCCCGGTCTCGGCCTCATCCGGGCGCTTCTCTTCCCTGAGATCGACAATCATGCTCTGTCCTTTCCGCCCGAAGGCTTATGTCCCGGTACCGACGCATTCCATTGCTGCGGTGGAAATATCTCCGGAGAATGAAATTGTCCCGAAGTTATTCCGGGGGAGTTTGATCGCATCGCTCTTTGTCACGATGATGTATCCACCCGAACCGACGCGCCAGAAGGTTGACGTTGCGACATAGAGATACAGATTTGTAAGATGGGTTCCTGCCTTGCAAACCGTCACCAGGGCCTTCTGTCCGTATGTATCCGAAGGATCATAGTTCCCGTCGAATTCCAGCGTCCCGGCGTCGGGAACATCTATCGCTTCCTTGACTTTGGTTCCCGTAGCGCCAAAGGGCGTGGGCGCCGTGGTTGTCGCCATTGAAACGCCCGACATTGACCATGACACCTGTTCGGCCACCACAACGGAGCCGTACATAACCTTTCCCAATTTTCCCGTGATCTTCATTTTTCGTTACCTCCTGTTTGGTTCTGTTTTCAGGGCAAAGAAAAAGGCGCAAAGTAAAGTGGGTAAGCACCTTACCGTGCGCCTTCTGTCTTTCTTGCGTTCCCCTTGGATGATCAGTCCGCCGGGAAACCCTGATTGTTAGTTACGCCGCTTTTTCTGATTCGCAAAATGCGCGAATCCGTCCCTCCGTCATTTCAATATGTTTTAATTCCCGCTCCCAAATGATGAGAGTATCAAAACCGAATGGCTTGAATACATCAATTCTGTCTTGTGGGTCTTGTCCCTTGTGCCAGTAGTCCCCGAACAATTCGATAATCTTCTTTTGCCCGTTGATGTTAATGAAATCAGGACACTTGCCGTTAATAAATACTTTCCCATCCCCAACAAATTTCCACTCACTTGGATATATATCCTCAAGCAGATTCATGAGAAGGCTTTCTGACTTATTGGGAGAAGGAAATGTCAAAAGTGATTTTAATCGCGCTTCTACATATTCGGGCGTTCCATTGCTCCACACTTCCCTCATTTTCTTTTTTGTCGTTTGCGAAACCGGCCGTCCTTTGCGGACAATACTCATTTTTCTTTTCGTTTCGGCAGAAGCGAGGATTCCCTTTCGTCCCTTCCCGATATTTACTTTCCGTTCTTCTGAAAGGGATTTGCCCATAAGGGCATCCCTTATTTTCTGTCTATGCTCTTCCGAAAGTGGCTTTCCCCGAGACGCATCACCTATCTTTCTTTTTGTTTCCTCAGATAATCTCCGCCCTTTACAAGATTCACTCATCTTTTTCCTTATTTCCTCGGACATATGCTTCCCCTTATTCGGGGAAACCTGGACTCCCGTTATTCCCTTATTCCAAGCGGGGCACCCCCTGCGGGATTTCCTCATTTTCTCTATGGATTCCTCGGAATGGTGCTTTCCAAGGTTCCACGGTATATTCCCCTTGGTAAATGGTTTCCCTTTATGCGACATTTTCCGTCTCCGGTGCTGCTGAAGTCTCAAACCGTATCTCACCATCGGGAGGCAAACCTAATGCAGTGGAGTCAACTCGTATATTTTTATATTTATCGTAAAGTCGTTTGTAGTTTTGGACGAATAGGTCCGACGGGTGCCAGGTGAACGGTCTCATGCAGTAGTGCTCACACCGTGCATCAATAACCCATGCGGATTTCCCGGATTCCCATGCTTGTAAGACAATCAATGTTCCATAGAGGTCAAACCCTTCAAATGTTTCGTCGAACCGAAATCCAGATTTGAGATTGATGATAATTACGGCTTCATCAAAGCAACACGCCGGATGGGGAAATTCATGAATGCGTGAGGTATCAAAATCAAGGGGGATTCGCATATCTTGAAACATCCCGCAAATCAGCCCTTGCATATCTTTTCCTATTACTCCAGCGCACATCCAATTTTCAGGCAGTTTTGAAATCTGCTCTTTCATTTGGGACAACCACCCACGTCGAAAGAAAACATCCTGATGGCAGAGAACGGCGACATCCGCCCCGTCCTCCTCACATATCCCCAGGAGCTTATTCAGTCCTTTCGTTGCGGATTCTGGATCATGAAGCGTATGACATTTGATCGACTTCGGGAGTTCGGATTGTTTCAAAACCATATCGAGACGGAGCGGGTCATTGACCATCACGCCGAAACTGATTTTAAGATCCGGCTTTTCGGCTAGGTATTGCTCGACGACCTTCCGGGCGTCATGATGTTCCTTGACATACTCATAAAGGAAATCGGAATCAGCGGGATCGTATTTAGTAAGTTCCGCTTCAATCCATTCACGGGTGACAGGATTCAGAAATCTCCGCCCGGAGAAATTGCACCGGGCCATCGTCCGGATATTTCCCGCGTTGACGTAACCATCCCCGAATGCGCCGATATACTCCCGGTTATCTGCAATCAGGACCGGCTTCCCCTGAGCCATCGCTTCAAGCGCCCCGCGTCCGAGGGTAATACAGAGATCGGCCCAGGCAATTTGATCCTCAATCGGCGTATCAATGTCACTCTCCCGGACCTCGTATTTCTCCGAAAGGAAGGCGAACGGATCTTCCCGACTGTCCACCATGCGCCGAATAATCAGGATCTTTTTCAGTTCCGCACCCGGGCGCACCTGCTCCCCTATCCTGATCGGCTGCCCGATAACTTCGCTTTCAATATGGCGAGTGCGGTTGAATCCCCTAACCTCATCACTAACGGAGATATACCGATCCGCGCCGGGTCTCATGGCCTCATCGCCGATGATCCCGTGAGAGATGAAGATTTTCCGGGCGGGGTTTGCCTTGATTATATCCAGGACGTGGCTGCAAATGATCAGGTCATATTGCTTATCAATATGCTGTTCCGGGAGGCTACTGAATACGACATGATGCCCCATGTCTATCAAGGTATCCCCGACAAGGCGGAGAAATCGACTTGACCCGCCTTCATAGGCCGATCCGGAAACATATTTTGCAGTGATTAAAATTCTCATTTACCGAATTTCCCTTCCAGGATTTCTTGACAGATAATTTGATGCCCTTCATCCCAATCGATATCTTTTACCGGAGCGCACTGATTCACGCGGAGCATTCCGGGGATATGGTTCTGATCCATCCACTGCTCTACGCACTCCTCACGGCAATCCTTGAACGGAATTCGTGTAATTCCTTGCAGCTTCCACCGGATCTCGCCGGGGATAATCGGGATAGAGTCAAGGCGGCTCACCCTATGAATGATCTCGCGCCCTTCTTTTCCATTGATTGCCGTGCCATAAATGTCCGTATAGCCAGCATCCGAGCTGTGATAGAATACTAACGGGGCAAGGTGTGCCTTCGATAGATAATCTCGCAGTGCCTTTTCAGACCATACCGTGTCGCCCATGATAAAAATAAAATGTTCCTCATGGGGGAAGGCATCAAAAACAAGCGGGTAGGCTGCTGTGGTATCCGTCGGGTTATCCGGATCATAGGTCTTTAGAAACCGGCCTTCCGGATACCTCTCCGTGACTAATTCGGCCTTATAACCGACGCACATCAAAACATCATTCACCCCAACAATCGCCCCGATCTTTTTCAATAGGCGCAGTGTCCGGTCAATGAGGGTTTCACTGCCGCCGCCATAGACAGGAAGGCGCATCAATCCTTTGGTGCAGTCAACGGATATGACGCCCCGCCCCATTCTCGATGCCCTTCCGCCGACCATCAATGCGATCATGTAAATTCCGCCCTTTCTTCCGCTGTCTGATCCCAGTCTTCCGCAGCCTGTGCCGCCTCATCCGGGGTGCGCTTGCCGTCGCTGATAAACGTCCGATCATCATCGCCCATAGCCTGTTGAGCTTCTACCCAACGGAAGGCGATCCAGTCGGAGCGGGTGATTTCTGAGAGATTTTTTTGCATGAGGTTCCTTTCTATGACGCCTGAGTGACTATTTCATAGTCCGCAGCCCAATGCTTCACCCGCTGTGTCGCATCGTTCACGGTTGCATCATCCACCATCGTTACGAGGTTTTGTTCATGCATCCAAAACAGGGTATTGCTGGTTATTGTGAATGAACAGTCATCGAAAAGACTGTGTAAATCATTATACATGGTCGTGATTTCAGTCGCCCCCGCCGAGGCCGAAAAAAGGGAAAACTGGATCAGGAGACTCCGACCTTTCTTTGCGAAAACATCATCAGGGATGCCGGAAACGATAAAATATACGCAGTACGGATACGTCGGCGGCATTTCGTCAGGGGGATATGCATCTAAATAGTGGCGCCCGGAAACGTCAGTAGAGAACGCCGAGCCTGAAAATTTCGATGCAAGGGCTGTCAGAAGATAGTTCATGCCGCTTCCTTCACAAGTAGATCAAGAAACTCTCCCGCCTCGTTCGGGTTTATGATCGAAACGATAGCAAAATATCGATTGCCGAATTTCAGTCTCCAGGAGCTTTTCAGAACGCTCCGGTATCTGATCCGGATCCGGTGAGAGATAACCATCGATGTAGCATTAGCGGCCACGACTTCATTAGCCGAAACGGGCCAAATCGCCGCCCAGATCGTGGCTGCTGTGACAAAACTCAGAGAAAACCCTCCCATTCCATCAGGGATTTTTGTCTGATATTGCAGCGTAATCCGCTTGTTTAGATCGCTCGCGCTCGTCCGGTTCAAAATTCATCCCATAATCTGTGTGTCATTAAGAGGCTATTGATTGCCCGGTTTAATGCTGCATCCCTGTCACCGTGATAATAATTCCGCTCCGCAATGAACAAGATCGCGTCAATGATGTCCTCCGGGATGCTCGCCGCCGCCGTCCAGCCACAAGCAAATTCAATCGTGATCGGATTCGAGGGATAGAGGGTATCCGACGGCCAGCTTTCGCCGTAGGGCAAAACGATCCGTCCTATCCCCTCGCCATTTGTCTCTATGAGGTAGTCGGTCGTCAGGGTTAGCGTCGTTTCGGTCCCGTCGGAATCCTTGTAAGTGATAACCAGGCCCGCGCTCTGAAGGTTCCCGAAGGGCAGCTTGATAAAATCAGCATCCGGGAACGCGTCAAGATAGTAGTACCAGGTCGCCGTCAATAGCTGCCGACGGGTTATCGTCTCCGCCTCCCTGCGAGCTGACTTAATGATCCTGTTTAGCCGATCATCTTCAACCGTTGTCGCTGCCAGTCGGATCACGGTCGTTGAAAACTCGCTCGCCTGAGTTATGACCTTGGCAACCGTCCGGATATACCTTTTCGTTCCCGTGTAAGCCTTTTCCTGAGTGGAGGCCGTCGCGGAAATGGTGACTTGCGTGAACGCTCCCCCGGTCCAGTCGGTCCAGGTAGAGTTATCATCCGACTCCTGGATCTTCACATCGACTACGCCGCCCACGGTCAGGACGCCGAAATTAGCAACGACAATGGCCGTGTATCCCAGGACCTCAACCTTTGTCCCGATATGGGTGGTATAGTTGGCAGCGACGATATGCGAGCCGGGGGAGATTGATTGCGTTTCATCCACGTTATCGGCAAACGATCCACTGTCAAGGCGGAGGTGGAGTTTCAATTCCGTGAGCGTGATCGGTTCGAGCACTGGAGCGGTTTTAAGAACGACGTTCAAGGCGCCACCTCCTCTTTCGGTTCCGCGCTGGGCCTAGTCGATCCCGCTCCGAATGTCAGGACCGCCCATTTCCAGAAATCAGCCCGGATCTTCATCATGCCGTCCTCTGTGCAAATGTCGTGCAGGAGTTGATCGAAATATTCCTTGTGTTTCGGATCGATCAACCCAAGTCTTATAAGCTGATAGCCAACATCATGAACAAGGCTTCCGATCATGCTGTTTTTTGAATCCCATGTAGGCCCACTTGCCCCGTCCCACGCATACCCGGCATGGATTATCATCTCGCCGGCGGTGGTCAGGGTTATGAACTTTGCCATAACCGGCTGATCGGCAATCGCCGCAACCTTGATGTGATAATCCCGCGTCGTCTGATACTTGTACCCGCGCCGGAAATAGAGGGCCTTGTCGCGTTTCACTTCTTTTTCCTCTTGCGCCTCTGCCGCTTGTCTTTACGTGCCTGCTCCTTTAATTTCGCAGCAGTACCTTTCACTTCTCATCCTCTGCCAAAACCTGAAGGATCTGGATGGCCAGGGCGACCTTCGCCGCGTCCTCGCCCTTTGTGTTTTTCTGGATCAGGTCGCCGAGAGATTTGTAATCCGCGCCGCCCTGGATGAACTGTAACAGCCCCAAGGCCAGAGTGATCTTGTCGGCGCTGCCGCCCATGACGCCTGCCGAGGCCAACAGGGTCAATACCGTGATTAGCTTTTGCAATGACAGGTTCATGATGTTCTCCTAGCAGGTCTTACAAAGAACGGCCTCATGGTTCGCCCAATCGTATTCGACATGAAATCCCGTAGGGATATTGTCGATCTCTGGATATTCAACCCCCGGCTCTGGGTATAAATTGAGCTGCGGAATGAGCTTCTTTGGGACCACCGGAGCCACTTGCGGCGTACCCGACCCGCCGAATGCGCTTTTCCCTGACGACTTGGTTGTGACAAGCGCGTTAATCTTCGCCTCCATTCTGTCCAACTGTACCTTCAAATCTGCGTCCATGATATTTCTCCTTTCATCCTTCTCGAATCATTTTGATTTCATACATCTTTCTTCCGCTTTCGATTTTTCCATGAGGCGCAACCAACCTTCTTTAGGAATTCTATTATGCGATCCGAAAGACTTAAATACGGATAAACAACACCACGTCGATTGGGAGATATTCCCTTTCTACACGCCCCATAAAAAGTATCATCGTCATGACGAAACCAGCAGGTGTCACAGTGATGATCTGAATTTTTCATTATTCTCTCCCGTCCCCGGTTGACATTGAAAAATGATTGCCGTCTTTCAGCTTCTTCCAGTTCCCGCCCCAGCGATTCATCTCATGGATCGCAACCCAAGCCTCACCCGCCCGTCTGTAATCATCTGTTTTTGTCAGATAGGCGCCATCCCTGAAAAGCATGAGGTCGATAGCCAGCCGGTCAATATGGAGGCTTTGTGTCGATCCCTTCCCTTGTTTTGCGTATTCATCGGCAACCCACTGGGGCCGATGCGCCTCTCCGAGCGTGACTTCATACCCGTTTCGAAAACACCATTCGATTAAGTGAGCGGCGTTACGTGCGAATATGCTTTGCTGTTGCCGGATGCTCATTTTTTAATCTTATCCAGTTTTTCGTCTATCTTGTTTAGCGTCGCCTTGATATCTCTCAAATCCCGATAATATTGCTCTTTGTCGAGCTTTTCTTTTTCAAGGCACTCGATTTTGGCCTGATTCTTTTGGAAATTGACCTTTGCCAATTCCTGCGCATCCCTTATATTCTGCCGGGTATCGGCAACGATTATGCTCGTTATAGAGAAAACAACGGCTACGAGAATCCCGACCAACCATTTGAATGTGAGAGTGTTGCCGTTTGTCATTGCCGCTTCCCCCTTTTTTGGTATATGTACCGCGTGGGGGTGGCCCAGCCGGTTTTTACCCTTCCGGCGAGTGTTATGGCACTCAGGGCCGCCCTCTTGCATTAAGCGTTCAGATAGTATCCGCCCGCTACAACAGGCCGCCAGAGCACGGTTATATCCGCGATCTTGCCCGCGCCCGCAGTCGCCCCGCCGATGGTAAGCTGGATTTTCTTTGTCGATACCGTGACTTTCGGCCCCCGGTAAACATGATAGAAGTTCCCGGTCAGTTTCGCCTTTGCGCCCGCCGCTGCGGAGAGGATTTCAATCGCGGGGTCATCATTAGTTTGAACCGAAATCCCCGTGAAGGTTTCCACTGCTGAGAGATCATCGGGAACATGGACAATCACCGCATCGATGAAAAGATTCTGAGTCGTGGCGGTCATGACATCATAGGTATTCGCCGCCTGATTCAGGGAAATCTGCTTGTATTGAGCCGTTATCCCCTCGATGAGTATCTTTCTCGGCACCCAGGCATAACCGTTGTAAATCCATTCCCAGAGATAGTCGCCCTCAAAAAACAACGACCCGGGCGCGGGAGCCGTGGGTTTTGTGTCCGTCGAAAGGCCGATCCAGTTTTGAGTTATATCAGTCAAAAACATGGTTCTGTCCTCATATTGAGGCGGGCGGTCGTGTGGACCCGCTCCGCCAGGGAAGGGTTAGTTTATGGGGGTGTCTGCTGCGTCCAGGTACCGGTGTAAGACGTGGCAATCCAGTTGTTCACATCGACCGCCACGATACAGAGGGCTTCCCCGATTGCGTTTGCGGTCCAGTATTCCGCCGCGTCGCCCCCCGATCCGGCGACATTGATCGCATCGCCAGCCGCAGGAATAACGCGAAGCTCCTGGGCCGCCATGACGATAAAGCAGTAATTCAGGCCGATTGCCGCAGCCGGAAGGGTGAACTCGCCGACCGGCTCGCCGTCGTTTCCGGCGTTTGTAATCACCTTGCCGGAGTCGCCGACCAGGACGGTATAAGCATCAACATCATTGACAACAGCTTTCAGGAATCCGGCCAGGGCATCCCCGCCGTCGCCCGTGATTGAACCCGTGGTGGTCGTGTTGCCGGAGATCGTAACGAGCCCGCTTGCGTTCGGGGTAAGGGTGATTCCCCCCGCCGTAGCCGTTAGAGAAATGGCCCCGGCCCCGGTCCCCTGGGTATTGGTTAGGACGATTGTTTCATCTGCACCACCGTTTGCAGTCATGGCGATTGAACTTGCCGCATTTTTCGTGCTGCCGATTGTCACGGCCCCGCCCGTCGCCAGAATGTCAATTCCGTTCGTACCGGCGTCAATGTCGATCCCACCCGCCGCGTTAGTCGCGCCGATCTTGACCGCATCCGCCCCGGTCCCGTCAGAGTCAAGGACAATCGATGAATTATCATCGCCATCAACTTTGATCGTCAGATCATCTGCATCCCCGTCGCTGTCTACCTGAATCAACAGGGTATCCCCTGCCGCATTGAGGGCAAACGTTCCGACTGAATCAATGTCGATTTTGTCATGGGAGCTTATAACGATATCGCCGGAGTTTGCAGTCGTGGAAACGGTGACTGCATCCGTACCAGACCCCGCAGAGGTCAGAATCAACGAGGAGTCGGTATTCCCCGCAACGGAAATTGTCAGGTCGTCAGCCACCCCGGTTGAAGTATGAGTCCAGGCAGAGGCAACCGCCGTGCTGCTCATTGTGATCCCGCCCGCGCTGGCAGCAATTCCTATCGCATCGGTCCCCGTTCCGGCGGATTTCAGGAGCAGCGATGAATTGCTGGCCCCGGTCTGATCGATGGTCAGATCATCCGCGTCGCCGTTTGCAGCGTGCGTAACTGTGATCGCCTCGTTTGCGTAGAGGGTTACGGCTGCATTACTCACCGTCACCGCTCCGGCAAAAGTGGTCGCCCCGTCAACCTGTACCGCGCCATCGAACTCCGAATCCCCGTTGACGTAGAAATCTTCCCCGTCCATGGCTGCCGTTCCGGGTGATCCGTTGCCGACCCAGAGGTTGCCGGTGATAATCTGAAGCCCCTCTGTGCCCGTCGTGGTAAGCTGAAGATTCGCGCCGTCCTTCTTTACGAACGTCGCTGTTTCATCCGTCGCATCTTTGAGGATCAAAGAAGGTGAGTCGGTTGCACCGTCATCCAGGGTAACACTGCCGTCGATAATGCTTGTGATGGTCAGGGTGTCGGTCGCCGCGTTGCCGATATCGACGCTGCTGCCGTTCATCTGGACCGGCCCGGAAAACACAGTGGCCCCGGTTGATGCCCCGCCGATGGTGATAGTTCCGCTACCCGCCGCATCAACGGTCAGATTGACGTTTCCCGCCGCCGCTGAAGCAATAGCGGTCTGATAGAATGCACCCGTAAGCGTAAGGTTCCCTGTGACGCTCAGATCGCCGCTCGCCAGGGTGATGTCCCCATCGGTCAGGGTAATGTCCCCGCCGGTGATAACGAGGGCATCGGTCCCCTCGGCGGTCCCGGTGATGGTCAGTTTCCCTTCTGCACCAAGTGAAAATTTAAGATCGCCTTCGTTATCGTATCCCCGCACGAAAAACCCGTTTGCGTCACCGTCATCCGTGAACGTCAGATCGAGAAAACTAACATCCGACGTCAGGTCGGCGGTCGTGTTCGTCATGCTCAACGTCGCACCGGCGGCATTCAGGGTGCTTGAAATAGTTTCTTTGTATCCCGCGAATGCGATTGTTGCATCCCCGTCCGGATCGCCTATGTCATCCCAGGCTACGGTTGAAGTGGGAGAAGCCCAGGATAGGGTCGCACTACCGTTCGTTTTCAGGTATGTGCTCGCCGCACCATCCGCCGCCGGGAGGGTATAGGTGACATTCCGCAGCGTGATCGTTGAGCCGAGTGTTTCCAAGACGCTTCCCGAGGGAATTGAAAGTTTCCTGTTCGCCGAGTCCAGGGTCATAATTGCGTTCCCGGAAACATCGTAAAAGACAAGGTTCCCGTCAACGCCTTTCGCGGTGACATTATTTAACTCTGCCGCCCATCCCGTAAGCGGGACCAGTAACGCCACTATGAGGGCGGCGATCAAAAGCAGCTTCTTCATTTTAGCCTCCTTAAACCCTGGGGCGGGGATTGCCCGCCCCTTCATGTGTTAGTCGTACAGAACCGTCTTCCCAAATGCGCCCATGTACCGCGCTCCACTGAGAATGGCGTCGATTGTGATGTATGTCACGGTATCGCAATCGGCGATCTCCACCTGGGCGCAGTCATACCCATCGCCGAGGTCTGCGGCGTCAATCGGGATGATATACTGCTTGTTTGCCACCGCCGCGAGGTCGAAGGTGTTGCTGGCTGCCGTGCGGGGGATCATGATGTCCTCATCGATCTGGATTCCATTCGCGACAACCGTTTTTCCGCCGGAAAGCGTGACCGTCTCGGCGTCAACGTAGGTCGTCCCGTTAAAGGCATAGCAGATCAATTCTGATCCGGTATCCTCGTAAACATAACCGATCCCGCCCCCGCCCCCGGTTGCAGTCTCACCAGCCGCCGCCGGAGTTTCCACGGACGGCGTTGTGTATTTCAGCCGAAAGCCGGTACTGAAATACCGGGAGAAGGCAAGGGAAGCCGTAGCCGCCGCCACCGCCGCGCTTTTGTTGAGAGTCACCGCCGCAGCCTTCCCGATTGCCGTCCCCACCTTGATTACGAAATCAACGTGGGAATAGTTTTTCAGGCTGATGATGTCTGACGAAATGGTGCTCGTCTGATCGGCATCCGGCCAGGTCAACGGCACCACCACGAAATCTTTATGAAATCCGAACATGGTTTTATCCTCCTTATTTCCCCGGAGCTTTGCCCCGGCCTTGGGTTATAGGTTAGCTCCTCGTCGCCAGAACAACAAACGGGCTTCTCGTGTTCGATCCCTTGAACGGCGTGACCGCCGAGGACCACCGGGGCTGTCCGTCAAAGTAGTAGGTGAAGCGGAAAAGCTGCTGGCCGTAAACGAAATCGACGTGAATGCTCATAGCCTCTTGGATGTCGCCCTTGTCGGCGCAAACATATTGAGACCAATCGGCAAGGATGATATCCCCGACCGTCCCCACGGTCTCACACTGTTCGATCTCAACGACCGGAGCGCCCTTGATCCGCATGATTCCCTGGGCGTCATAGGTGACGAAACGGGGTTCCAGGGCTGCGGTCCCGGCTGTGATCGAAAGCTGATCCAACTCCGGCCCGCAATCGCGGTTTATGAACCACACGGGGTTCTTGCCGCTGAACCGCGACCACATCTTCGAAAGGTTCTGGGTCTTGATGCTATCGGCCGCCTGATTGGTCTCTTTGGCAACCGAAACAAGACAATCGGCGTTGAGGATGCCCATGGCTTCACCTGCGCCGGTCCCGCGAATTGCCAGATCCTGGCACTTGAAGGCGAACTCCTCACCGAAGAGCTGCCGCACTTCCTGTCCCAGGAAAGTGACATTTTGCAGCATCTCGTCCGTGGCGGGGAAAAGCCCGGTCAACTTCTGCGGTTCGACCTTGATTTCCTTGAACTTGGTTTTGCTCGCCGTGTACTCTCCGAGCTCCTTGTTCGTATAGACCCGGATGCCGCCGCCCCTTGATCCTGTAACCCTTGACTTTTCATCAATCCCGATGATCTTGACGTACTGCGTGGCCGTCAGGGTGCGTTTCGCCGTCCGGGGAAGGATCTCGGAGTTGTTGAACCCATTGGTCATCAACTCGGTTGAAGTCTCTCCCTGCAGGAAAATCCCGCCCTCGTTCGGGGCCGCTACGGTCATCCCGCCGGAAGTTGCGGAACGGCCCTCTTTTTCAAGGCTCTTCGCCAGTTTCTCCCGGCTCCGCTTCTCCGACTGCTCAACCCTGGACCGCGCCTCCCGGATTTCCTTTTCGGAGAAATTTGTCGGATCGTAAACCGTCCGGATGTCCATGAGCTGTTGACCGAGCATGGTCGCCGGGGAGCCTCTGTAAATCGGCGCATCGGGTCCGGTCGCCGGGTGATTCGGATCGCCTTCGATGGTAAGAGCACCCGCCGAACCGTTCCCGTACAGTTCCGCCCGAAGCTCCTCTTCCGCCTTGAAGTCGTCCCACTCGCGCTTTGCCGTCTCAATCTTCGCCTTCAAATCGGCCCGTTGCTGAATCTCTTCGGCGGTAAGCGCCCGATTCTCTGATTCCGCTTTTTTTCGGATCGCTTCCATATCCCGGAAAGCCTGATCCATGACCTTTTGCCATTTGTTCATTTCCGTTACCTCCTTTTAACCGCACATGATTTTTCGATATAGTTCGTCCTCTTCACCAAGGAGGACGGATTGATTGTCCTCCACCTTATTTTCACCGCCTTCCGGCGGGATGTTTTTCGATCTGAATTCGGCCAATTTTCTGAGCGCAACGGAAGTATCGTTGTAAGCAGCGAACGTCACATATGAAACATCGAAAATCTCCTCAAATTCGATTATATGGCGCACAACGGGATCTTTGGCATTAGCCGGATAAGTCCACTCATCCTTCGCCACGGTGAACCCAAAGGACATCTCCCGAATATCCCCGCGTTCAATGGATTCAATCAGGGCATCGACAAATTGATTCCGTTTCGGGGGATCGATTTCGACATCTACCCCTTCGTTGGTTTCTTTCGCTCTGAGAGTTTTCGCCGACTGACGGCCAATCGGCAAAAGAGTGTCGCTGTTGTGCCCATAAAGAGCCCGGATATCAGACCTTTTCAGGGCTTTTTTTGCTGCGCCAGCGTCGATATATTCAAAAAAGCCCATGTCCTCGGATCGTTTTCCGTAAACGATGGGCATCCCGGCCAGTTTCACGCCCTCCCCGTCTTTCCGGATCTCAATGGGGAAGCTACGAACTTCTTTTTCCATGACGGCCCCCTTTGCCGCTTTTCGGCTTTTCTTTTTTCTCTTCCCGTGTTTCATATTTCGGCGGGATCGCTTTTTCATACCTGGGCTTCATGGCGTTGCTCCGAGACATTTCCCGTCAGCATCAAGATGAACATCCATGCACCCGCACTGATAAACGCCGGGCATTGGGCTTACGTTAAATTTGCATTCGCCATTATCGCAAGTCAGGCCGACCTTACGGAGCTTGCAGCCATTCGGCGTCCACTGCTTGCATTCCTTCGCCTCGCAAAAGTAGCGGCCATCACATTTTTTCCATGTCGTCATTTCCTAAGCTCCGCCACGATAATCAAATGCTTCTCTCCGGCTTCATCGAAGTCGTCTTCGGCCTTTGTGTAGATGTCCTCGATTTTCAGGCCGTTGGCTTTCAGTATGTCGATAAAGTCATTCACCTTCACGAACTCGGTTATGCTTCCATCGATTTTTTCAACATTGGAATAGAGATAGATAAAGGCGGTCCCTTTATTTTTAAGAACTCGCGCAATTTCGGGAATACTTTTTTTCAGGGTCGTCGAATGGAGAACGCTTAGGGTGAAAACGGCGTCAAACGATTTGTCATCAAATGACAGTTTTTCGGCATTTCCAACCTGAAAATCGACCGTCACATCCGCATTTTTGGCGTTTTCGATAGCCATATCAATGGCATCTTGCACCATGTCGATGGATATCACTTTCAGACCAGCCAAGGCGAACAGAATGGAATCGCGCCCGTTTCCACATCCGATTTCGAGGACTGATTTCTTTCCCTCGTCAATCAGTTTTTGGGCGAAGTCCTGCGCCCCTTTTGACGGCTGAAGATCATCGGTCCAGTGTGCTCCGCCTTCGGCGTAGATCGCTTCCCAATCGACTTTATCGACCTTCCGGAAATCAAAGATTTTCGCGGACTTCTTTTGCAGTACGACCGGCTGCACATCTTTTCCAAGGTCATCCAACCCAATCATGTTCTTTTCGACGATGTATTCCTGCCCTAATTCGTTCGGAATCGGATTGTAGTTTTCCTTGTCACGGATCTCGTCTGCATTGATCACGCCGTTTCTCTTATAGAGGACTTGCGCCTGAGCGCGTGTCAGCATGTCGCCCCGCAGGAATCCCTCCATGTTATGCTCGAAGAAATATTCTCCATATTCAGACGGGTCCAAAAGAGCCATATTGTAGGATTGTTCGAGTCTTACGAGCCAAGGCCGGAGGGTTTTTGTCACATAGTCAAGACTAAACTGCTCCGCGCTCGCATAGGTAGAGGCTTTGTCGAATTCCCCATACATCTGAGGCGCAAGGCGGTAGATCCTCGTGCCGATTTCAATATTCTGGAACTTGCGGGTTTCAAGGAACTGAGAATCTTCGGGCGGGATGCCTATTTTCTCAATAGTCATGCCCTTTTCGAGCAGCATGAGGCGGTGAGACTTGCCGAGACCACCATAAACCTCATTCGCTGCTTCCCGGAAGGCTTTCGGGTCTTTCAATGGGTTTTCGTGTGTGATAACCGATCCGGGGTGAAGTCCCTCTCCAAAATACCGCTCGCCGAACTCCTCCAAGGCCATGCCGAGGCCGATAGCCTCCCGCGCCGCTGCGATAGGCGAGTAACCGATCAGGCCGTTCCAGCTTAGGCCGGGAGTATGTAGTACCCTGTCCTGTGGTAGAACTACGTTCGGGAGGCTGGTTCCGGCCATACTGACTTGATAAATCAATCTCCTCTTTTCATCCCGCTTGACAGTCACCCGATTCGGGGTGATCGGCCAAAGGGCCGTGGTTCTACTGATCCGTCCGCCGGTCTTTTCCTTTTCGGCGTACCCGTTTCCCCATGCTATCAGGTGAGAGGCGTAAGTTTCCCGCCCGGTCATGGCCGACATTTCAGGATTCCAGCGGTCATGCATGATGAAATAGCGGTCGTCATCGGTCGCCTTGTCTTTACCGGGGCCGGATTTCCTTCGGCGGAAGAGGTCAAGGGGTAAAGAGGCGGAATCTTCGGAGAGGATCTTGATACACGCCCAGACCACTGAGAGCTGCATGGCATTGAATTCGGAGACGGATGAACCGGACTTCGTTACCGGGCCGATACCGCCGTAAAACGATCCTCCGGGCGTATACCAGGAATCATCTATCGCACCGAGCGCCATCCGTTTTTCAAGGTTCGCAATGCTGCCCATTATTTCCTCACCCTAAAGAGCCAGCCGAGACCGAGCGCCATCGAAACGAGGCCGAACGCAGTCCAGCCGAGCCAGGGGAAAAGCTGGTAGAGGCCATAACCGATGGAAAGCAGACCGCCGTAAACGAGTAGATCCCTGACATCGAAGGCTTTCCAAAAAGCGAAAATCCCGGACGCCAGCGCCGCCCATGCCGCGCCGATCCGGGATCTGACCGTTTTAAGTACCGAGACAAGGCCCATTTACCTCATGCCGCGCTCACTTTCTGAAAGTTACTGTCAAAAATACGGATTTGCTCTTTTGATGGGATTGTGACAGGGAAAAATGAGAATTACAAGGGAAATTTGATTGAAATATCAGATAGTTGGAAATCTTATGAAGCCGTATGAAAATTTATGAAACGAGCGGAAATCTTATGAAAGGGCATGCGATATTCTTATGACCTTGCGGATATTCCGGCGGGTGTATTTCTTACCTTTTTTGATGTTATCGATATGCCAGAGTGGCTGAAGGTTTGTATAGTGAAAGCAGACCTTTTGACTATCGGGAATTGATAAATCGAATTGAGCACAGGGAATTATATGGTCAATCGTCCACCCATCCCGGCCATAGTTTTCCCATGTCATGCCAGGGAGGAATTGCTTTTCAAGGTGGGCGCGGAACTGTTCGCGCGTACAGCCCAACAACTTCATTGACGTTGACGCTTTGACATTCCCGCGGCGCACTATATGGTTCACCCTACCCCGCATTGCAGAGACCATCCTATTCAGAACCGCCCTTTCCCCGGTATTGATAAATCCCTTCCCGCCCCTCTTTATAAATTCCATAACATCTTCATGGGGGATTCTTATGGTTTTACACATTCGCCATACATTTATTTTTCCGCTGTTTACCCATCCGTAAACTACACTTCTGGAAACCCCAAAAAGGTTCGCTACGAGTTCCGGTTTGAACATCGCTATCTCAGGTATCGTTTCTGGTATAATCATGGTTAATTACTATCATTTTTCGGCTGTTATGTCAAGCGGAATCTCTGGTTTTTTGATCTTAAAATTCCAATCCAGTACCGATTCGCGGGTGATTCTTACCGTCCCGACTTTCTTTATAGCTTCAAGGCGGCCATGCTCAATCCATAGGCGGATCGTTCTGTCTGTGACCGAGAAATAAGTGGCTACTTCATCAACGCGGAGCAGTTCCTTGTCGGGAAGGGTGGTCATGGGGTCTCCTCTTTAATCTCTCCGATTTCCATACAATATATCTTACTGACAATACAAAACATTCCCCCGATTCGTTCTTCTATATTCTTAATTTCTTCTTTTGTCGGTTCAGAATCAAACAATCCCACACCTCGACATCCACAATCCATACATGAGTCTGATATTACGATGAACATAATTCTCCTTTCATATCGCAATCATCTCCATGATTTCCTCTTTCGTCTTGCCGTCAAATTCGGATTTTGTCTGCCGCGCCTCCGGATTCATCGCCATTAAAGCCACCGCCGAAAATCCTGCCATAAGCGGGTCGATTTTCCCGGTCCCCGAAGCCTGTTTCGTGATCAGGATCGCGTTGCCTTTCGGTTCGACTCTCGCATTCCCGACGCACCACAACATCAACGGCTGACCGCCGTGGACAATCTCTTTCGCCGCAACCTTCCTTTCCGCCGTCTTGATCGCGCTGTTAAGCCTCCACCCCTGAGAGATACCGACGATCCGGTCATGGTCAATCTTGCCATCGCCTTTTTCATCCCCGCCTTCAAGCTCATCGACTATCGCCCCGATCCCGGACGGGTCCACTCCTATCCGGTCCAGCAGTCCGGAGGCGTCGCACTTCCGCACAATGTCCCCGAGCTGCTTCACGTCCTGCCCGATTTCATCAACAATGATCAGGTCGCCGTCCTTTGCGAAGTCCTGATATTTCGGGGCCTCGGACTTCCGGCGTTCAATGGCTATCTTGTGCGCCCATGCCCTTGACCACCAGAACCAGACGCCGGTCTCCGCTTCCCGGCCCAGAACGGCAAGCCCCAGAAGGTCATCGAGGCCTCCGCCGTCAACGCCGATCTCGATCACGTCCGACTTTTCAAGGATCAATTCAAGCGTCACTTCCCCCGCCGCCGCCTCCCAGAAGTCCGCCCCGGCCCACCTCTGGGTTTTGAGGTTCATCCCCATTTCGACATTGAGGTGTTTCGCAAGAAAGCCCTGCATGGACTCATGGCCGTCGTTTTCCGCCTTCTTGAACTCCCGGAGGATGAATTGTTCATCAACAGACGCGCCCAGGTTCGGGTTGGTGATATGAAACATCTTCGGGTCGAGGTGCTTTTTCTCTTTCAGGACCGAATCGGGGAACTCATAAATGACAGGAAGAAAATGAGGATCGTCTATTTTGCCATCCCGGACGCCACGGGCATAGTCCAGCTTCTGCTTGAACACACCCGCCGGGGCCTCATCGCTCTGCGTTGACAGCCAGATAACAAAGCCTTCCGGACGTGAAGCCAGTCCGCCGCAAGCCTCCCGGAGCATGTTCTCAGCGTTCGGGCGCTTACCAAAAAGCCAGGCTTCGTCCAGGAGAATTCCCGTCGCCTTCTTGCCGCCGACGGTTTCGTTGTCGGCAGCCACGACTTTCAGGACGGCGCCGGTATTCCGGTGTGTGATTTGCCTATAATGCTCCTGAATCAGAAACAGGTCAGAAAGCTCTTCATCTGCCCGAACCATGTCACGGGCGGGGAAAAATGAATTCTGAGCGATTTCGACCGTAGGCGCCACGATGAGGAATTCGGCGGAGTCACGCCAATTACGGATTAAGGCCGTCAGCATTATTCCCGCCGATGTCGTACTTTTTGAATTCTTCTTGCTCACAAGTAAGAAAAACTCCTGAATCATCCGCCGCCCTGCCTCTGGATCATAGGCGCCGAAGATCGCGGCCACGAAGTCGAACAGCCATTGACGGCCAGCCTCACCGAGCGTCGGCCTATTCAGGACATCAACAAGGCGTAGCTCCTTGAACACGGCAAGGGCGCTATCGGCCTCTGTAGGGAACAGTGGCGGGAAGGTGATCAGGGATTCTTGAGCCATCACGCGGCGTTCCCAATCTAAGCATGTCGTTTGCCAGTTCATCTTACTTGCATCTTATCTTTGTCATCGACAATCGCTTTAATCCTGTCAACTTTTTGACGCAGTAAAGCAAAAAAGAATGCCGCTTCTGTCTCTGATTTCGGTCGCAATTCTGGATGGTCGATATAGTTATCAACCCAATCCCGTATTTTGTCCCACTCCCGGCCAACCTCACTATCACGCTTTACTTCGGTCATAACTCTCTCCTTTCACTTCACCATCTTCAGAATCGGCGGCCTTCCTGCCTTAAATTTCCCGCCGCCAGCAGCCTTCGCCCGGTCTGACTTTTCATCCTTCTTGCCTTGGCCTTCACCCTTGCGCGGGTGTAAATAGGGAAGTATGGCAACCGCCATCCGATCTCTGCGGTCCTTGTCCTCGCGGGGATCACTCACAATGGCCAGGGCATATTCCAGGGGATCGAGCTTTTCCTTTAACTCTTCCCGGTCCTCTTCCTTGACCTCCGCCGCGAGTTCCGCGCCGAGAGATAGCCATATCTTCATTTCGGTTGCGCTCAGGCTTTCGCCTTTGGCAATTTTATTTTTCAGGTCAGAATATATTTTTGCCTTCCCGAGCGTCCCTTGTTTCAATAATTCTCTAATCTTTTCCCGGATCTGCTCGCGCTCAATTTCTGATTGCGATTTCTCCCGGGGTCCGCTTTTCTGCCCCTTTTTACGCCCGGAGCCGGGACGATAGCCGCCGCGTGCCATTATTTGATCCTCTTAATCTCAATCCCCGGAAACGCATCGGTCATTCTTTGCAATACAACGCTGCAATATTCTGGAGAAATCTCTATCCCCCTGCATTTACGGTTTAGGTTTTGGCAGGCGACCATTGTGGTGCCGGAGCCGAGAAAGGGGTCGAGAATCACCCTGTTTTCCAAAAACGACAGGCACCACGTCATCAAAGATATTGGTTTTTGTGTCGGATGTTGCTTTCCCCCATCCATGTTTTGTGGGCGTTGCCTGAACATTCTCGGAACACCTTTGATGTTCGTCCACGCCAATTCCATTTCCGCAAATGTCATTCCATCTGTTTGTTTATCCCACGCAAGCCACCGTGGGGCGACTGGAAGGGCCATGCAGTTGCCACCCCAAATGACAGCTTTATCTGTTTGGCTTAATAAAAACGCCAATACTTCACCAGACGGCGCGTCAACATCCCATTCTTGATCGTCAAACTTAATGCCAGGTGCCACGCTTGCCTTTTTCGTCACATTCACGCCGTATGGCGGGTCTGTAACCATATCCGCCTTTTCTCCGCCCATAACCCGCCCCACGTCCTCTTTTTTAGTTGAATCGCCACACAGTAGCCGATGCTCCCCGATCTGCCAAAGGTCGCCAGTCTTCACCTTCCAGACTTTGTTTAGCTCCTCGGCACGGTCAATCTGTGGTTCGGCGTCGGCGGTTCCCCCTTCGTCCTGGAATTCCGCCGTCATCATCAGCTCGATTTCATGGGAATTGAAGCCGGTCAGGTACATATCGAAGTCGCCGGTATCTAATTCGATCAAAATTTCCTTCAAAAGCGGTATGTCGAACTCCGTCCACTCATTCGACTGATTGTCCGAGATAGCCCGCGCAAGGGCCGCCTTCCGGTCGCCGGTATAGACGAGACAAGGGAACTCTTTCATGCCGAGGGAAAGGCCAGCATCAAAGCGGTGATTCCCGGCAATGATCGTATATTTCCCTTTCTCGGCATATACTTGCAAGGGATTCTGGAAGCCGTGAGCCTTGATTAGCTTGGCAAGACGCTCAACCGCCTTTGGGTCCTTATCCCGGCGGGGATTTCCGTGCAATTTGACAAGGTTAGAGGCGGAAATATAGACTATCTCCAGCTTATTTAATTTCTTTGATTCTTTTGATTTCATGATTAGCCTTTTTCAAAAAGGGGAATTAAATCTGCGAATAAA